GAACCATATCGAGGGCCGTGATGGGAAAGCCGCTGCTGGTATTGGATTTCGACGGAGTCATCCATTCATATAAGTCAGGTTGGGCTGGCGCAACGGTCATCCCTGACTCGCCAGTGCCAGGGGCAATCGAGTTCATAGAGCAAGCCTTAAGCTATTTCAGAGTCGCGATCTATTCATCGCGCTCAGGCGAAGCTGGAGGCATCGAAGCGATGCAACGCTACATCGAAGAACACGACTCAAGTGATCAATATAACTTGGTCGAAGAGATTGAGTGGCCCACATCGAAGCCCCCGGCCTTCATCACGATCGACGACAGGGTCTTTCATTTCCAAGGGGCTTGGCCCGATCTTCCCTCACTCCTTGAGTTCAAGCCTTGGAATAAGCGAGCAGGCTATGATGCAGCAAGCTGAGGCTAGTAAAGCGCGCATGAGCCAGGTATCGCCTCCCCTCGGGTATGAGTCGATGGAGTCCGCTCCGCGTGATGGAAGCTCTTTCAACGTCTGGTGCCGGTCGAAGGACGGAGTTGAGCTTGAGGTCAAGGACCTGCATTACGGCTACAGGGCCATGTGGAAACACAGTGACATGAAAATGATCCTATGGGGCCGTCACAACTTCCTTTCGCCCTACCTTGAACCGCTAGGCTGGAGGCCGCTCGATGCTGAACGTGCTAGAAGAGGCAATGAGCAACGTCCTGAGGCGGAAGCGAAGCGAGAAGCTGGGCCTGGAACTGAAGCTGTCTGTGGCGATCGAGGCGAAGGAGACGCCAATGAAAGGTTTGGGGGCTGACATCAGTAAGTTGACCGCTGAGATTAGCATACTGGAAGAAGCAATGATGGAGTTGAGAAATGAGCAACATCGAAAAGGCGCTTGAGAACTTGCGTAAAATCCAAGTTCGTGGCGCGGAAGAAGTCTTTATGAAGAACGCTATCAACCTACTCGAAGAAGAGTTGGTCGATGCGAAGACACCTGCACCAGCACCAGCGAAGTGATAATCAAGGAGCCAGAGGCGAAGCCCCGCGAGGAGCCTAAGCCGCGCGACAAGCCTCCAACACCAGAAGAGTTGGAGGCTCGTATCGAGGTCCTCGAAGGACAGATGACTCTGCTTTCAGCGCGGGTCATTTCCCTCTCGGCTCTCATTGACCAGTTGAACTGGCAGATCACAACTGCGGAGCGTCAGGACTCGCGCAACACAATCCTGACCAATCAACCAGCCCAGCTCCAAACCCCTAACGGACCCTGGCCATGATCGAAGAACCCCTCTTCTTAATCTCGAGGTACGACACGAAGCGGTCCATGTATCGCGTGCGCGAACTCGGTAGGCCGATGACAGTGGCGGAGTCCAAGATACCCTATGTCCAGCCGACCGCAGTGCCAAAGACAAAGCCAGCCGAAGTCCATTGGACTCCCTATGAAGGCAAGGTCCTAAGTGCTCAAGGCGCACCGGAGGGCCAGTTCGAGGCGCTCGGCCTCGGTACGCAGAGGGGCCTTCGTGATATCAGTTCAATCTTCGGCAAGCCCCTACAGATGACGCCGCATGGAGGCAAAGCCTATCGTGCCAGTGGCACGTCGCAGCACGGCATCGGCAGAGCCAGTGATATTGACATTTCGCAGTACGATGACCCGACCAAGACAAGACTGGTCGCAGCAGCGGTTCAGGTAGGCCGTGGCATTGGAGGCTATGGCCCCGGCACAGGTGGCTTCAACACATTGCATATTGACTTCCGCGATCGGCCTGGCAAAGGCCCAGGAGGCCGAGCCTTGTGGTGGAGGCACACAGCAGGCGTGGACGCCTCTTGGGAGACTGCCCCTGCATGGTTTCAGGAGGGCGTCAGGAAAGGCTTGGCAGGCAACTTGATGGCCGCGTCCGTCGATCCTGGGTCCGAAGCAGGGAGCCTGGCTCATGTCGTCAGCCCCGCAACCAAGGGCACAGTTGAAGGCCCAGGCGGAACGATCGTGACCTCTGGCGGTGGCGCTGCCAGCTTCGGCGCATTCCTCCCGCCTCCTCCGCCGAAGGCCGAGACGAACCTGCCATTCTTCAATGTCGAGGGGCCTAAGGTCCAGCGCACTAAGTATCTTGAGTCAGGCGAAGTCAACCCGATGAACCCATTCGCGTGAGGCAGATATGAAACTCACAGACGTTGATTTCACGCCTATGGGAATGCCGCAAGCACTGCGCGAGCAGCTAGAGCGTGAGAAGGGCAGCTTGCGCGCAGGCCGTAAGGCAACACCAAGACAGTACCAAGGCTACGTCCTGCCTCTCAAGAGCAATCCGACCGGCGAGCATCCACTGGCAACCGCAGTCGCGAAAGCGAAGGGCCAGCCCTACAGCGATCAGCCGCCGCCTCGGACGGCGAAAGAGAAGGCAGCGATCGGTTCGTTGAAGACTCAGCGGCGCAAGACTGACCTGATGGAATATTTCCAGGCCCGCAACTTCCCGAACAGTATGATTGCCACCATGAGCCCGACGTTCATGGTGAGGTCATCGCACGAGAAAGACCTCAAAGCGATCTTCAAGAACGAGCCTCGCAGTACAAATGTAGTCGAGCGGTGGGCCTCTGAGGGCCGGTCGATGCAGAACCGCTGGGACAGATTCCAAGAGTACAAGGCGACCTACGGCAAGCAATGGCCTGACAAAGTTTATCAGGAGGCCGTCGATCGTGATATCGAGTACGCAGCGCAAGCTCAGCGCCGAGGACTTACCACAAGGTATACTGATCGCCCGTATGAGGGCGAGTTCAGTGGAGTCTTCAAGAGCATCGAGGATCAGGAGAAACGCCAGAGGCAGCAGGACGTCAACATGGCCCTGACGCAGATGCGCGTTACCTCGAACATCGCGGCGAAAGAGGCCTTGAGGAAGAAGCCAGGCAATGGTATGGGCTATTGACACGCGCCCCCGCCCATGATAGAGGCGCAGTATGGACCTCGACTTTGACATAAACACCCCGTTCGCGCTTGCAGGCAGGCGTCACAAAGAAGTGACCTGTGAGACCGTTAGGCCCCTGACGTCCGCAGACCTCGATCTGCTTTCGGTCGAACGAGGTGTCCAGAAGCCTATCCCTCTGGTGCAGCGCGTAACTGCCCGCCATCGACAGTTGGCGAAGTGCCTCGGGGATGGACTGAAGGACTGGGAGGCTGCGGCTGCCACCGGCTACAGCCTCTCACGTATCACGGCCCTCAAGCAGGACCCTTCGTTTCGTGACCTTGTTGAGTTCTATCGAACTGTCAAGGACGAGCAGTATGTCGATATGCACAAAAAGGCCGCCGCCTTCGGTATTGACCTACTCGACTCGATGCACGACGACCTTGAGGACGGCAAACTATCGCCGGGCCTCAAGGCCGACCTACTCAAGTCCATGATGGACAGGACGGGCTACGGCCCAGCCCAGACCGTCAACAGCAAGCACACAGTCACTGTTGACATCGCCGGGCGAGTCCAGCGTGGGCGCGAGCGCCTCGAAAAGCATTCGACTATGATCGACATAACCCCGGAGGCTGAAAAGGATGACGCGGCCTGAAGCTGGCGTTGATATCGCTGTAGAACTGGCTAAGTTCTCACGCGATCCGCTAGGCTTCGTCATCTTCGCTTTTCCGTGGGAAGAGCCTGGGTCCGAGTTGGAGTTTGCCAAAGGTCCTGAGTTATGGCAAAAGCAGATACTCGATGACCTGGGCAAGGGCCTGGTCTCTGTCAACCAGGCTATCAAACTAGCGCGGACTTCCGGTCATGGCATCGGCAAGTCCGCGCTGGTTTCTTGGATCATACTGTGGGCGATCAGCACGTTCGAGGACACAATGGGCGTCGTGACTGCGAACACTGAGACGCAGTTGAAGACAAAGACTTGGGCTCAGCTTGCTGTCTGGTACAGGCGCTTCGTCGGTCGTGACCTCTTCAAGATGACCGCCACTGGCATCTTTAGCACGGACCCCGAGCATGAAAAGACCTGGCGCATTGACATGGTCCCCTGGTCAGAGCGCAACACCGAGGCCTTCGCTGGTCTGCATAACCTTGGCAAACGGATACTGTTGATCTACGATGAGGCCTCCGCTATTCCAGACGTTATATGGGAGGTTAGTGAGGGAGCCCTTACTGACAAAGACACTCAGATTATCTGGGCAGTCTTCGGCAACCCAACCAGAAACAAAGGCCGATTTAGAGAGTGCTTCAAGGGTGGCAAGTTCGCCCACCGATGGAACTCAGCCGCAATAGACAGCCGCCAAGTCTCTTTCACTGACAAGCAACAGATCGAGGAGTGGAAGAAAGACTACGGCGAGGACTCAGACTTCTTCCGAGTCCGTGTTCGTGGCGTCTTCCCTCGTATCGACTCCGACTCCTTCATCTCTTGGGAGTTGGCGACCGAAGCGGCGATGCGTCCGGTCATCCAGTACTCCAATGACCCGATCGTGATCGGCGTTGACGTAGGCCGGTTCGGCGATGACCCGACTGTCATCTATCCTCGAAGGGGGAGGGACGCCGTCACTCATCTACCTGAGATATTAGCGGGAGCCGACACGATGAAGGTCGCCGCTCACGTCGCGGCTATGTTCCTGCGCTTGCGCGCAAGCATGGTACTGGTGGACTCAGGCGGTGTGGGTGGCGGCGTCGTTGACAGGCTTAGCCAACTTCGTATCCCTGTGATGGGCGTGGACTTCTCGAATAAGCCTGAGGGCGGCGACCCGAATGACGGAACTAAGTACGCGAACAAGAGGGCTGAGATTTGGGGCAGGATGCGCGCGTGGCTCTCGATCGGCTCGATCCCTGAGCGTATCCCTGGTATGTTCGGCACTGAGGAGGGTGTAGCTCGCACGCTAGTTGACGAGCTTGTCTCGCCGAACTACGGCCTGAACACGCAGGAAGCTATTCAACTTGAGTCCAAGAAGGACATGCGGCGGCGCGGTGTAGCCTCGCCGAATGTGGCGGACGCACTGGCCTGTACGTTCGCCTTCGATGTTTGGCAGCCTACTGACGAAGAACGCGAGGCTCTGCCTGTGGCCAAGACCGAGTCCTACAACCCCTACACACAGGAGAACATCTATGCCGAAAGCGCCTAAGAAACCCAAGCCGCCTCCGCCACCGCCGAACGCCCCTACAATGGCAGACCCAACTGTGCTTGAAGCAGGGCGCGACGACGCAAGCTCGTACTCTTCGATGATCGGTACGAGCCCGATCGGCATCCTGAACAAAGCCTCGACTGCCAAGCGCAGCCTGATCGGCGGAGCGTAAGATGAAAATCAGCGAGCTAAAGCACGAAAAGCTCAAGGGAACCCTCGCCGCGTTGCAGCAGGACCGCTACCCGTGGTGGGGAGCCTGGGGCACGCTCGCTGATTACTACATGCCCAAGCGTTATGTTTGGCTACTTGCTAAGGGCGAGCGTAGTCGATACCTCGCCATCAATGGTAAGATAGTCGATCCAACCGGGACCAAGGCTGCTCGTGTTCTCGCCTCTGGCATGATGAACGGGATCACGAGCCCATCCAGGCCTTGGTTCCGGTTGCGACTAGCAGGATTTGAGGACGATGCGGACTACGGGGCGAGAGCTTGGCTTGACGAGGTCGAAAGACGGATGCTCCTCATCATGGCCGAGTCGAACTTTTATAACTGCCTGGCGATTTTATACATCGACCTTATTGTCTTCGGCACAGGGGCGATGCTCATATACGATGACTACGACCACGTCATCTGTTGCTACAACCACGCGCTGGGCGAGTACTATCTCGCGCAAGACGACAAGATGAGGGTGAATACCTTCGCACGCGAGTTCTGTATGAAGCTCCATCAGGTCGCGCAATGGTTCGGTGAGGAGAACCTGTCAGAGACTCGTCGCGCTCAGCTTCGCCTTGGCGGTGCGGCCTTGCAGCAGGACGTAGACCTCGTTCACATTGTCGAGCCCAATGTGGATTATTCTGAGGACAAGGGCGGCGTCCCGGCTCGTTTCAAATTCCGCGAGTACTATTGGGACACTGGCGCACCGCAAGGCGAGGTCCTCCGGCGCGCAGGCTATTTCGAGATACCTGGCATCTTCCCTCGCTGGGAAATCACAGGCAATGACGCATATGGGACTTCTGTTGCAATGGACGCCCTCGGGGATGTAATCCAGCTTCAGCATGAGACCATTCGGAAGGGGCAGTCGCTGGACTATATGAACAGGCCTCCCATGCTGCTCGACATTCAACTGCAGCACCGTCCAACGGCTCTCCTTCCGGGTGGGCAGACCTTCATCGCGGGCCTGAACGCAGGCTCAGTCGGTGGCAAGCCCGCGTATCAGATCACCCCTCCAATCCAAGAGCTTACGCTCGACATTCGTGAAATCCAGGCCCGCATTCGCGAAACATTCCACAACGACCTGTTCCGAATGATTAGCGAGCTTGACACCGTCCGATCGGCAACTGAGATCGACGCAAGGCGGGAGGAGAAACTTGTTCAACTTGGACCAGTCCTTGAGCGATTTGAGAACGAAGCCCTCGATCCGGCCATTCGCAGGATATTCAATATTATGGTTCGGGCTCAACTCATCCCACCGGCTCCTGAGAGCATCACGCAAAGTGGCGCTTCGATCGAGGTCCAGTACGTGTCTATCCTCGCAGCCGCGCAGAGTGCGGTTGGCGTTATCCCAACTGAACGGTTCATGCAGGTCGTTGGGAATGTCAGTGCCATTTACCCCCAGGCCCTCAATATACCGAATTGGGACGAACTCCTTCGTGGATACGCCAGAGACATTGGCGTGAAGGCTCAGGGCGTCAATCCAGTCGAAGTGACCGAGCAACTCAATCAAGCTCAGCAGCAGACTGAGCAGATGCAGGGCATGGCTGAGCAAGCACTGCCAGCCGCGCAAGCCGCCGAACTGTTGTCGCGCACCGATGTAGGCGGCGGTCAGAACGCACTGGCACAGATACTTGGGGGAGGGCAATGATATGGGTCTTGCCTTTATTCGGGGGTTAGCGTATGGTCATGGACGAAAGAGCCGAGAAGAAAGAAACTCGGAGAAGACGACACAGGGAAGCGATCAATGCAATGGAGCGAAGAGATTTCGTTCGGGCTGCGATCACAACGAAGCAGGGTCGATCGTATCTTTTCTGGCTCATGGAACTGGGTCAAATCGGCAGGAACCCCTACACTAACAACGCCCTCAATACGGCGTTCCAGTGTGGGGAGTTGAACGTAAGCCAGCAAGTGCTGGCACATTTGATAGAGGTCTCTCCCGAAGGATATCTGCAAATCCTGAAGGAGAAGGAACTGGAGAGGCTAGACGATGAACGACGCGGTAACGCAACAGACCCCAACTCCGACACCGAGTCCGACACCGGCTCCGACGCCGACTCCAGCACCGGGCAGCCCACCGCCTAGCCCTACTCCTGCGCCCCCAGTGTCGGGGCCTGACGATGCGGCTGCCCGAACAATCGCTGAGGAAGTGGCTCGTCGCGAGGCGGCTTCGAAGACGCCGCCTGAGCCGCCGAAAGCTACACCGCCTGATCCAGGCGACACGAAGACGAACCCCTACAAGATGGAAGAAATGAAACTCCCCGATGGGGTCGAGGTTCATGCGCCATCGCAGGAGAAGTTCGTCAAACTCATCAACGAACACGGCATCCCTCGCAAGACGGTTGATGCCTTATTGGAACTGCAGACTGGTGTCATGAAGGCGGCCTCGGAAGCGGGTAGCAAGGCTTTCACTGATATGCAAGCAGCCTGGCAAGATGAAGTGCAGAAGAACCCCAACATTGGAGGGGAGAAGCTGCAAGGCAATCTTTCCAACATAGGGAAGCTGATCGACATGGCAGGGCCTGTGCTCTCGCCGAAGGTCCGAGCAGCTTTCGATTTGACTGGTGCAGGGAACCACCCTGCGGTAGTCGAGTGGTTAAGCGGTATTGCGCGGGAGTTGGTTGAGTCAGGGCACATTTCAGGCGGCCCTGCGATGACACCACAGGCCGTCGCAGATCGTATCTATGACGGGAAAAAATGAGTAGGAGTTAGGTTATGGCAACACTTGCCACTACCCACCCCACTCTGCTTGATTTGGCAAATATCAGTGACGCTGGCGGCAAGGTTCAGGCCGTCATTGAAATCCTCAATCAGCAGAATGAAATACTGGACGACGTGGTCTTTCAGGAGGGCAACCTCGTGACAGGCCATCGGACGACGATCCGCACCGGGCTGCCTGCGCCAACGTGGCGCAAGTTGTACGGCGGTGTCCAGCCGAACAAGGGCCTGACGGCTCAGATCACGGACTCGTGCGGTATGCTCGAGGCCTACGCTGAAGTCGATAAGGCTCTTGCGGACCTCAATGGGAACACCAACGCCTTCCGCTTGTCGGAGGACAAGGCCCACATTGAGGGCATCAATCAGGAGTTGACTCGTTCGCTGTTCTTCTCGAACGAGACAACGACACCCGAGGCCTTCACCGGCTTCGCGCCTCGCTTCAACAGCTTGTCTGCCCTCAACGCCGAGAACATCATAGTCGGCGGTGGTGGCGGCACCGACAACACAAGCATATGGCTCGTTTGCTGGAGCCCGCAGACTGTACACGGCATCATCCCGAAAGGGTCGAAGGCCGGTATGCAGGTGCAGGACCTCGGCGAAGTCACCATCGAGAACATCGACGGTGCCGGAGGCCGTATGCAGGCATACCGGACTCACTATCGCCTTGACGCAGGCCTTTGCGTCCGCGACTGGCGGTACGTGGTCCGTATCTGCAACATCGACAAGTCTGACCTCACCAAGAATGCCTCGGCTGGTGCGGACCTGATCGACCTCATGGTTAAGGCAAT